TATCCGGTAAAAATTAAATCACATGAATTAGATTCGGCGTAACCCGGAAGCTAAAAAGATTCCCAAAGACGACCAAAGTCTTGGTAAGAAGTTTAATCCTGCTGGCACTTCTATAAAGCCACATTTGTTAAAGGGGTGTCTGTCCCCTGTGATCCCTTACGCAGCAACAGGTGGATTAGGTTCATAATACACGATTGGACAACCTGTCCAAAAATAAGGTGTATAATCTTCACCAGCTGCACAATAAAAATCTACAACAGTCTCGGGATGTGGATCGGTCAAAATAGAATAAAGAGATCCTCCAAAATCAAACGCAGTCGTCCAATTCTGTTGTTTCCCAGGAACATGCCTATAATTACTGTAAAACGGTATTTCCCATTCCAACACAGGATTGACTGCCCCAACCGTCATAGCAGTTCCACGAGTAGCGGAATCAGGTCTACCAGCTGAATACATTATGGCAGTACCAGGGTTCTGTGCAACTGAAGTACTGGCTGCCTCACTATCATTTACAAAAGAAATAGTAGGAACGACAGACTTCAAATAGAAAGATCGACCTGAAAAACGCGTAACTTCAACCCTGGGTCTCATGGATTCACCCTGATCACTCCCTCTTGTAACGGCCTTCCATCGGATAGAACCGCGCCAACCAGAAAAACAATGAGTGACCCAATGCAACATGACAGTATTGCAAAAGTTATAATTAACAGGTCCAGCCGCAACATGAACGGCTCCCAACACTGCCCCACGAAGGAAAGGAAAGGCAGCCATCTGCACTTGCATATTAGACCTAGCATTTGTCAGAAAACCAGCGCAGGTATGTAAATTGTAACGCTTAAGTAACTGGCGGAAAGTAGTTACACACTCACCGGTATATACTTTATTAATCAATTCATCATCCTGTAATGTGGGTCCTAACTTTACTGTTTGATTGTGTAATGGTGCACTAGGTTCAACTGTATTCTCAGACTCTGGAATAATCTCTCCAGCCTGGGGCATCATACCCATTTGCTCAGCAAGGCCCACATTAGGTTTATACACGTATCTCTGAAACTGGTTACTGGGAACAAACACTTCAAAATCGTCTCCCATTGATACAAACACATTAATTTCAATATCATTAGGAATGGTACTATTTGGTGTTGTCAATTCATTAACTACGTATAACCCAATGACACCATTACCGGCCTCTCTTGATGCATACGGTGTTGTGCTATATAACTGCGTCACCGCATCAACACCTGGGATATGGTGATCAAGCAGTGTAACAGCCTGTCCGTTGCCGATTTCAATGGTAAAATCCTTGGTGTCAGCAATGTCAACGACATGCAAATAGTTAGTGTTATACTCATTTGAAGCAATGAAATCTGGGTCATACACAACTTTCAATCTCCCCTTATGAAATGAAGAACAAACAACTTGGAAGCGAAACTTCATAGACCCAGTCCAATACTTAAATGGCAAACAAGCCATGGCACATGCTGGCAAATGCAACTCGTTGGGCGGTCCTGGAACTTCAGCCCACGTAGCTGGATCAATGCGCGCATTCCACAAAAGTGATTCGGGAGCTGTACCTATATTCCAACTAAAAGTAGTCAAGTATGACTCTCGCTTCGCTATATCTTTAATATTAAGGGGGTCAGTGCCTCCCGATAATCCGGCAATGCGAGGATCAATCGATAATTCCTGCTTGTCATCGATGGTCAATTTCATACAATTGTCTGGCACATTCGTCAAAGCAAGTTGCCCAATCGGGCGTGGAATAAAAGGATCAGGTGCCCGTGTAACAAGCGGACGAGAATAACCAAACATCTTGGCTATCTTTCCAACTGTGGAAGCAGCCATTTCTGTTGCTAATGCAAAAGGAGCTATTGCCGGGATAGATTTCAAAGCTCCAGCGCATTTTTCAACCACACTCGCTGGTTTGGAAATCACACCATTCCTATTTGCTTCATCAATTTCTCCCATTTGAGGTATCAATGTTGATGGTTCGCGCGCTGTAAGCACACTAAACGACACATCTTCTGCCCAAGCAAAAACACTAACAGTAACTTTATCATTTGCTCCATTCGCATGCTTAAGATCATTAATTGCACGTACAGTCAAACTACCCAAATCGGACCAATCATTCTGAGGAATGTCTAAATAGTTTTTGTACCAAAACATCGGTAACACCATTTCACCTCCGCTGGATGTAGTAGGATC